GCTTCTTAACTCTGTAAGTGCATTGACTCAAGCCATTCCTACAATGGCTGCACAAGGTCAAGATGTTTCCGACATCGTTCTAAAGATTGCTGAAGTAATCAAGGCTCGCCAAAAGGGACAAGCATTGGAAGATGCTATAGGCGCAGCCTTCGCACCGAAGCAACAAGTTCCTCCTGCTGGAACTGCTGCACCTATGGTTGAGCAACCGTCCCCTGCTCCCAGCGCTGGTCCAGTAGGAGGCTCTCCTTCTCCAGAGGGCGCAGTCCCTCAAGAAGCTGCACCACAACAAGCAGCACCACAAGTAAGACCAGATATTCAAAGCTTGCTATCAGGTATTAGTTCATCAGGAACTCCTACAGCAAGCGTCAGAACTTCAATGCGTAGATAAGGTAGTTGGGGACAATGACAACTATCGTTGGAGTTCAGTATGACGGCAGTTGCACATTGGTTGCCGATAGCTTAGTAAGTGATGATACAGGTAGAACCTGGAGTCATCCAGATATGACAAAATTAAATAAACGCGGAGCATTTATTATAGGTGGCTCTGGCGAAGTAAGTCCTTGTGATATAGCCCAGCATCTATGGATACCGCCAGCACTTACAGCAAAAGATAAAAAAGATGTTTACCACTTTATGATTACAAAGGCTATGCCTTCTCTTCGTAAGTGTTTGAAAGATAATGGTTATAATTTTGACGAACCACAAGAAAAAGATTCTGGTGCAAGATTCCAGTTCTTAATGGCTGTCAATGGTGAACTGTTTGATGTCAGTGAAGACTTATCAGTAACTAGAAGTAGCGATGGTTTCTATGGAGTTGGCTCAGGTGCTCCTATAGCGCTAGGTGCTTTGCACGCTGGAGCAGAACCTATTCAAGCAGTAGAGATTGCTTGCAAGTTAAGCATTTATTCTGCTGGTCCATTTCAGATTGAAACACAATATTCTAAGTAGGAGGAACAATGGTATCAGGCGGCGACAGACCAACTGCACCTCAGAACAACACTGGCGTATCAGCGACTGGTGGAGCAGGTTCTAAAGACGGAGTTCCTAACATAGATTACACAGGTTTTGCTTATGGACAGAATCAAGCAACAAATCAACAAGCCTCAGCTGCACCTATGGGAGTTCAACAAACAGCTCCAATGATTCCTGCAGCAGCATTAAAGCCAGTAGTTCCATTAACTGCACCTTCTGAAACTCCAGGACGTGAAGTAACTTATGGTATGCCATTTGGTCCAGAAGCAGGACCAGAAGTTATTAGCCTTCCAGTGCAACCACCATCAGATGTCAACCCATCTGTAGACATCATTCGTGCTATGTATCAACAAGACCCTCGCAATGTTGACCTTGGATATATCCTGGAAACAATCGATGGGATGAATGGATAGTGTCAATAAAAATTAAAAAGAATTCTTCAGGAAACTTTGTTCAAGAGAACCAAGTTACTGCTGTCCTTACACAAGCTCAATTGGATGCACAAGCGCAATACGCTGCTGCTGCAGCCGTTGACCCATATACTGCTCAAAAGATTAAAAACAATGCTGCATATGGTTCGCCTATGTCTGCTGGAGCTTTAGTTGCTTTAAGCAAAATTGGTGGAGATGTAAATTCCCAAATCGGAAATAACATTGCGACTATTGATGCACAGACTCGTGAAGTTAGAACTGCTAATCAACAAGACTTAGCACAGAAACGTGCTGATGAAGATTTTCAAAATAGCAAAAAGGGACAATTTTGGAAGTTAATTAAAGGCGGAGTCTATGGCGTAGCCACACTAGGAAACGCAATTCAAGATTCTATTAATGCTGGATACAGAACTGTTACTCAAGTATTAGACCAGACTGTTAAAGGTTTTAGTGTTGGTGGTTATACGGTTCCACGTGGACAAAATATACAACTTAAACAAGAAGAAATCCAAGGCGTTCCACAACAAACCATTCTTGGTCAAATAGTAATGAAATCTGCTAAAGATTTAAGTAAGGGCAATCTGCCTGACCTTGAATTAGGGCAGGGATTTTTTCCTAATGAATCTCTTGGTGAAGCAAAAAAGGCTCGTGAAGTATCTTTATCTTCATCAAAAATTGCAGTAAGAGATAGCAAGGGTAAAGTAATTGGATACCAACCTAGAAATATTCTAGGAGATGCTTACTCAAATATTTTTACAATGGGAAATCCAGAATCTGCTGGTGGAGCAGTTATCTCTATGGTCGCCGATGTAGCAGGTGCATTTGCCTTTGATGCAGGTTTAGGTTATGCCTCTGAAATAAAAGCTCTTAAAAAGATGGCAGCACAAGCACGCGCTAAAGGTGCTATGGACCAAGCTGCAGTGTTTACTGAAAGATTAGATAAAGTTACCGCAGCACAAAAAGCTGCAGAAGAAGCACGCACTGGAGCGTTGAGTCAATTAGATTCCATTCCAGAAGCGGAGGCAACAAGAGCCGCAGAAGCTGCTGCTGCTGCTAAGGCTATCTATACAGATAAAAGTAATGTTGCTGCTAAGAATAGTGCATCAGTTAAGCCAGCAATAATTCGCTATGATGAAACAGTTACTTGGACTAAAGCGCGTCAAGCAGAACTTGATGATGCAAAGAAAGCTTTAGCTGAAGCTAACTCAGTAGTTAAAGCTCCTAAAGAAATTTCTAAAATTGAATCTGAACTTGCTGCAAAAACAAAAGAACTTAAAGACCTTAAGAAAAGTGTTAAAGATGCTGGTGGTTCATACCGCAAAGAAGTTCAACCTGGCTATTTTCAAGTTATGGATAAGGATGCTGTTAAAGCCTTAAGCGATGAAGTAACAAGTATTAAGACAAAACTTGATGACCTTAAAACTATTGGCAATCCTGTAAATCCAGTATCTTCTGAAACAGTTCAAGGACTTATAGAAAAAATTGCTGTTCTTAATTCTAATGTTAAAGAAGGAAATAAAGCTATTACTGCTGCTCGTAAACAAATAGACGAGCGCATTAAAAATGCTAAACGTGCAGCGCGTGCCGAAGAAGCATCTTTTAATAACTATGCAAAGACTCGTGCTAAGGATAGAAAATTATCTGAAGTCTTAAAAGATAAAACTCTTTCATATGATGAAAAAGTTTCTATTTGGAAAGACCAAGTTAAAAATCTTTCTGGTATCAAAGCAGCGGATGGAACAGTAGACTTTTCTTACGATAAGATTGCTGACTTTTTAACTGGTGGTTTTGGTTCTGGTGGATTAGACCGCCTAGTCAAGATGACTGACTGGAAAGAAATTTGGCGTGCCTCTGGTAAGAAGATTGATTCAGATACTGCTCGTGCTTTAGCAGCAGCAGAAACACCTGAAGATGTAATCTCAGTTGTTGCTCCGTATATTCTACGTGGCGGCAAGGGAACCAGCGGTATGTTAAAGCCAGGAATAATTGAACGTGCTGGCGAAAACTTTGTTGAACGCACTTCAGCACTTGGCGATAGTTTATCATTTATGCTACCAGCAGCAAAGGTATTGACTGGTCCTGCTGCTCGCATTCAACATCGTATGCTACACCACGAAAAAATTGCACAACTGTTTGATGGCTTTCAGTCTGGAATCAAAGGTCAAGTAGCATTATTTGGCAAGCCGCTTAAGACTGCCTATCAAACTAAAGTTCGTGCTGGCGCACTTATTAATATTAAAGATACAGATGCTCTACTAGAAACAGTAGAAGACTTTGGTAAAGCAATTAAATTGGATAGCATTGTCTTAGACAAATTACTTGATGATATTGCTACAGGTTCTACCTCAGCAACTCGCGGTTATACCGCTTCGGTTAAACTACTTGAGTCAGCATTCAAACAATTTGAGGATAAAATTCCTGCCAAAATGCAAGATGACTGGCGTAGAATGACCAAGGCATTTGAGCAGAGTAACGAAGAGATGGCTTCTTTCTGGGCTTCTCGTCACACTAGTGGCGCTAAACTTGATTTCATAACAGTCAATGGTAAAAAGGTAAGACTCAGCGGTCCTCACCTAGAATCTGAATTACTAAATGGAACTATTTATATTCCATCACCTGCTGAATTTATTAAGTTTACTTCAAAATTAGCTCGCTTACCTGGTGGTAATCGTGGAATTAAAGTGGGTGACACATTAATTTCTAATTGGTGGAAGAAATCTGTTCTTGTTCGTCCAGCTTTTGTTATTCGTAATATTGGCGAAGAACAACTTCGTGTATTTGGAACTGGTCACATCTCTCTTTATAACAATCCATTAATGGCTATCGCTATGTGGATGGGCAGAGAAGAAGGACCAGCTTGGCGTAAGATGCTTTATGCTTTTGATAATTACAAGCATACAATTTTTGATAAAGACTTTTCAACTGGCGATGACATCACTGACTTAGTTAATGAAACAATGGCTCACGGCAACAAGAACTCATATGTAGATATGATGGCTGCTGATAAAACTGGTTCATTTGATGATAGAGCTGTAAAGACTCTTCAATTTAAGGGAGTTGGAACAGTAGCCTATGGTCACAAGAGATTCTTTGATGGGGTTGCAAATCAAATTCGTATCCTCAATAGTGATGAAATGAGTCGTGTTGTTGCTGGCTATACTCCAAAGGAAATAGCAGATGCAGTTGCCACTGGCATTACTCGTGAAGATGCAGTAGTTGATTATTTCTTTTCAGGTCAAGGTCGCAAGGCGCTTGAAAATCTTTATGGTGCTTATGATGAAAGCGTTCAATCCTGGCTTAAGACACGAGATGGCGTAAAAGAATATTTATATACTGGTAAACTTTCTGATGGAAGAGATGGTTCGCTATTATCTCGTATCATTGAAACTACTGGTGGAAACTCATCACTTCGCCAAATGGTAGCCTATGGTAAAACCAAGGTAGCGGATGTAACCTATGCAATTCCTCGTGCGGAAACTGAGGCTATAAACTCAATTTCTAATTCTAAGCAAATTGCTAAAGGAAGAAAATCTTTGCTTGATGCACAGGCACAATTTGCTAAGCAAATCAAAGATACTTTTGAATCATCAGGTAAATGGGATGGCGTTCTCTTGAACGTGCCTTCCAAGAACTTAGCCTATGCAATGGGCGAAAAAGAAAAACTAAATGTTATTGATAAGTTTTTTGATATTGCTACTAAGTTTGAAAAGAATTCAACTTTTGGTCCTGAGTTCCGTCAAGCTTACTGGGATGCAATTAATGAGATTGCCCTTGCATTGGACGCTAAGGCTGTTGCAAAGTTAGAAGAAGTAGCTCAAAGCTCACTATCTCCACTTACTAAAATTACTGGCAAGACCAGTGACAAACATCCTGTATGGAGCGCATTCAAATCAGCAAAAGGCGATGGTCCTTTAAGTCTTGAAGATGCTCACGCATATGCAGATAACTACGCTCGTAAGCACGTCAAAGAATTGTTCTATAATGCCAGTGAGAAAAGATTGATATTTCATCAACTACGCTTAATTGGTCCATTTATGAATGCGTGGGAAGACACGATTCGCAAGTGGAGTGAAATTGGACTAGAAAATCCAATGCAAGTTTACAAAGGAATTAAAACATTAGACTGGTTAGAGTCACCTGAGTCATCAGCAATCTACCAAGTTACAGATGCTCGTGATTACTACAATCCAAATGAAGGATTTTTCTTCAAAGACCCTGGCGGGTCTGGGCAACAGTTATTCTGGGTTCCTTTCACTGGAACAGTTCTATCTAAATTTGCTGGAGGATTGACTGGTAATAATTACAAAGGTGCACCAATTGCTTTTGCAACTAATCCTATGTCATTTAACTTTGCTGTAGGTGCTGGTTCAATCTTGCCTGGTATGGGTCCTGGTATAACAATACCTATCAATGCCCTTGCAACTTGGAATCAATCCTTTGCAGATAACTTACCTGAAGGTATTAAGAACTGGCTGTTCCCATTTGGACGTTCAGATTTTAGTTCAGGTCCATTGTCAGCAGTCCTACCATCTAACTGGAACCGTATTATTGGTGGAGCATTTGGTGTAAAAGAAACCTATGCTGCAACTTATAAACCTATTATGGCTTATCTTGCTGGTGGTAATAACTACAACTTAGACAACCCTGATGACCAAGGTAAACTAGTTAGAGATTCAGATATATTTGCTCGTTGGTTTGGAATTATGCGTGGCATAACTGGTCTAGTTGCTCCTTCTGCCCTACAAATTAAAGGTATTACTAGCGATGGTAATGGTGATGCAGTAACTCAGATAGCACTTTATAATGATTTCCAAGATATGTTAGTAGCAAACGATAATAACTATAATAAAACCGTTGCTGACTTCTTAGACCTATATGGTGTTACATCAGTCTTTGCAATCATTAGTTCTTCTGCTGGAAATGCTCCAAGCAACTGGGATTCATATAAGTTTGTTACAAAGAACCCTGATGTTGCAACTAAGTATGGAGATATCTGGGGATTTGTATATCCTGGTGGTGGATTATCACAGGAAATGTATAAGTGGAACCTTCTTAATAATACTAAGAAGCAACTAACTGCTAAAGAAATGCTAGAGAAGGCTAATAACCTACGCTATTACGCAGCTTTAGATGGATTACTAGCGCAAGTAGATGGTGGATATCTAGATAAAGACCAGTTCAAAGAAGCAAAGAATTATCTAAAGGCTTCAATGGGTGGTGGACCTAAGAGTAGCACTGACTTCAATAAGTTCTCAAGAGTTGTTTACCAACTTAAGACATTAACTGAGGATAAAAGATTTGTAGACGTTCCTGCAGTAGCGGGACTACGTGATTATATGTATCTTCGCGATAAAGCCCTGTCAAATCTTGGCAAGGGAAGCACAGATAAAATGCTTGGAAGTGGTGAAGAAGTTATGGCACAACGTGCCTGGCTATCAGAGCAAGCAGTATGGATTATCCAAGATAACCCAGACTTCCAAAAGATTTTTTATCAATTCTTTGCAGATGAATTGGAAGGTAAATAATGGCTAAGACTAAAGCAGAACTAGCAGCAGAAAAAGCAGCAGCAGATGCTAAGACGGGTGGATTGTTACAGGACTTTATGAATCAAAGTCAAACTGGAACACAAACTCCTGGTCAAATTAGCAATAAAGCTTTTCAGATAGGACAGTCTGCTGGTAAGAAAGCTGGAAAAAGTGTTCTTCAAGGAGCACAACCAGTAATTGGTCTTGATGCTGAAGGCAAACCGCTATCGCTTGAAAACCCATTATATCCTGCTGGTAGCGAGTTCATATTATTAAATAAACTGCCACCAGATGCTCGTGCCAAATTGCAACGCGATATGTATAGTCTTGGATTATATCCAGAGAACTATACTCCTACATTTGGAATGCTATCTCCAACAGAAGATGCTACTGCTGTAAGCAAGCTTATGATAGTAGGAGAACAAAAGGGTTTAGCAGATGTAAATGATGTAATTAAACTTGCCAGGACAGATAAGAAAGTTAAAGACTTCTTAGTAAGTGGTGGTTATGCAAAGACTGGTCCAAGATTAACTGATGTTGCTACCGCTAGTGCTAACCTTAATACCTACTTCTTAGATATGTTTAATGATAAGCCAAGTAAGGCTGAAGCAAAAGAATATCAATCATTAATTAATAATGCAGAGCGTGCATCTAAGGGTTCTATTGGAGCACAACAAGCAGAAGATATCCTGCTATCTGTAGCCACAAAGAAGGCTAATGGATTGATTGCTGCTGCCAAACTAGGCGACCCAAAGGCTCAGACTCAACTAGAAGCAGGGCAACTAGGTAGAACTGTTCGTGCTATTCGTAATGCTTATGCTGATAATGGACTGCCTATTGATGATAAGAAGGTTTACTCTCAAGCTGTTAAAGCATCACGTAGCAATACCGCTTATGACAATGTAGTTCAAGGTATTAGATTAAATGCTAAGACTCAATGGGCTCCATTCGCAGAGAACATTGACCTAGGCTATACAGTTAAAGACCAACTAGACCCTTACATAACCCTACGTTCTAAGTTGACTGGCGTTCCTAAAGAACAAATTAAGATAGAAGATATGACTGATGTTATTGATGAGAATGGAAAACTAAAGCCTACCTCTAAGTATAAGTCAGAGATATATAAGAGTGACTCATATCTACAAAGCGATAACTTTCAACAACAAAAACTAAATGATATCCAAGCGGTTATCCGTAACTTTGGGATTGGTTAATAGATGGCAACTAAAGCACAGATTGCTGCAGCGGCAGCAGCACAGAAAGCATTCAATGCAGAATTGGCAAAGACTCAAGCAGCAGCATCACAGACTGCAGCTACTGTTGCTAAGTTAACATCATCACAGACACCTGAACTTACACCTGCAGAAGAAAGACTCTTTGGTGTATATGTAAATCCTACTGGACAAATAGTTTCTGGAACAAGACCAGCCCCAACACCGACTGCAACCACCATTTCTACACCTGCTGCAGATGTTGGCACAAGAGTTGAAGTATCACCTTTCCAAAAAGCATTAGATGATTTACTTGCTGGAACATTAAAAGACTATGGCATAGTTGGCATAGCAGATACAATAGCAAGAATTCGTGCTGATTATCCTGAAGCAAGTAGCGACCAAATTCTTTTACTACTTAAGAATGACACTAGATATAATGCTAACTACAATGCCCGATTCTCAGGCAATGCTATGCGTAAAGCGGCAGGACTTCCTACCCTTGATGATGCTACATATCTCAAGTCTGAAAAGGAATACGAAAAGGTTATGAAGGCTTATGGTCTTGATAAGACTACGCTTGCTACGCAGAAGATGTATGGAACTTTCATTGGTAATATGATGGACCTAGCAGATGTTACTGGTCGCATTAGTCTTGTGTTTGATAACCTAAAGGCATCACCTGAAATCGAAACATCATTTAGAAAATTCTACCCTATGCTTAATAAGGCAGATATTGTAGCTGCATTCCTTAATCCAGAAGAACAACTACCTGCGCTAAAGAATAAGGTTCAAGCTGCTGAGATAGGTGGAGCAGCGCTAATGCAAGGGCTTGAAACTAATCTTACTGACCTAGTAACAACTACAGAAACTGGTTACTCTAATGTAACTGGTGGAACTATAGGCGCTGAAACAATCAGGGCAGGTGGAACAACTTCTGCAGCAGCTAAGACTGCATATGCGAAGATAGCAGAAGAACTTCCAACAGCAGAGAAGTTGTCATCTATCTATGCTAAGCAAGGACTTGCACAATACGGTCAACGCGAAGCAGAGAAGGCTCGTATTCAAGGACTTGCATCTGAGAAGCGCAAACAAGAAGAGTTAATTAAAGCAGAAGAAGCTTCCTTCCTTGCGAAATCAGGAACCACAAAGGTATCTTTCCAAAAACCTAGAGGTTTCTAAACAATAGAATCCTACGTGACCAACCAGCCCACGTAGCGTATAAGACTGGTAGCAAGAGCCAGACCGATTCCCCGATTGGAACCTGTGGCTTGCGATTCAAACGAATAGAAGGGTGGACAGTTGCTATGAGCAACAACTACTGGGATGATGACGAAGACGACCTAGATACCGACAATGATGTGCAATTGGATGGCAGTGACTTACTTAAAAAGTTACGTAAAGCCAAGCGTGCAGATGAAAAGCGTATCAAAGAACTCACTGAGCAACTTGAGGGATTTTCCAAGTCGCAGCGTGAGCGAACAGTCAAAGAAGTCCTAGAAAAACGCGGTGTTAATCCGAAGGCAATACGATTGATTCTAAAAGATATAGATGATGTTAGTGAAGAGTCAGTTAATAACTGGCTCGAAGATAACGGAGATTTATTCGGACTCAATGTAAGCCCCGAAGCACCTGCAGAAAATGATATTGACCGTGCCGCATTAAGGCAACAAGATATTGTGACACAAGGTGCATTATCACCAAACCGAGCAGATGATTATTTGATGAAATTAAACAACGCCGAAAGCGCTGAAGAAATCATCGCAATGATTAATGCTCAAAACTAATCATAGTTTCTAGTCACTTGGAGGTGACGCAATGGCATATGTATCAACAGCCTCAGATAATCTCGGAGGAACCGCTGGTGGTGCTGGTCTAGTTCAAAAGGCGTATGACCGTCTTTTGGAATTTGCTCTCCGTTCAGAACCCCTAATTCGTTCTGTCGCAGATAAGCGCCCAGCAAAGCAAGCAATCCCAGGTTCAACAGTCGTTCTACAACGCTATGTTGACCTATCAACAGCAACAACAGCATTAACAGAAACAACTGACCCAGATGCAGTAGCAATGTCTACACCAACATCTGTAACCATTACTCTTAACGAGTATGGTAACTCAGTTCTTGTTACTCGTGCGTTGGAACTCTTCAGCCTTGCTGATGTAGACCCAGCAATCGCTAACATTATTGCATTCAACCTAGCAGATTCTATTGACTCAGTTGCGATGACTACTCTTCGCGGTGGTTCAAACGTAATCTACTCAGGTTCAACAGCAACATCAACAGCAACAATCACTGCTGCTGCAACAATCTCTTCTGCTAACATCCGTAAGGCTGTTGCGAAGTTGCGTGCAGGTAAGGCAGTCGCTCGTAAGGGTTCACTTTACTGGGCTGGTTTGCACCCAGAAGTTTCACACGACCTTCGTGCTGAAACAGGTTCTGCTGGATGGTTGCTTCCAAACCAATATGGTTCTGCACAGGACCGTATCTGGGCTGGAGAAATCGGACAATACGAAGGTGCTTACTTCGTAGAATCTCCACGTCTTTACAACGCAACAGACGGTGCTTCATCAGCACGCGTTTACCGCACAATCATTGCTGGACAACAAGCAATGGCTGAAGCAGTTGCTGAAGAACCACACGTAGTAATCGGACCAGTAGTGGACCGCTTAATGCGCCACCGCCCAATGGGTTGGTATGGCGTTCTAGGCTTTGCTCGCTACCGCGAAGAAGCACTATACCGAATCGAATCAGGTTCATCAATCGCTTAGTTGATTGAAGGTAGGTCAGGGGCTTCGGCTCCTGGCTTACATTGAGTTCACTAAGGAGAACTAATGGCTAACTATACATTCAAGACACCAGTAGTTAAAGAAGCACCTATTGGTCTTCATCGCCTGTTCTACTTTTTCAAGGGCGACAAAGGAATAACAATCATCAAAAGTGGTGCAACCTATTCTCAGGTTCGTTTCATACTAGATGAAACTTTAGATGACTACACCGAAACTTATCGTGGTGGTTATGAGTATACAGTTAATGATGCTACAAAGGCAGCACTTATTGCTGGCAGTGTAGGCGTAACAGAAGCAAACTTTACAGCGCAATAGGGGACAATATGAAACATTGGGAATACCATCCAGTCTATGACGAAACTTGTTTTGGCTGTAAGGCTGGAACATTGCAGATGAATGCAGGAGATGCAACAAGAGATATTCCAGATAAGAAGTGGAATGCAGAACTCAACGCTTATCGGGATGCACGTGACCAAGGAATGCAACCAGCAGGAACTAGTATGCGACACATTCAGGAAGCATACAAAGCCTCTGAAACTTTAGGTAAAGCCTACAACTCAGAAACTATGCCTAAAGCAAAAGATATAAATACAAAATCCGTAGAAGTTCTTAAAGAGATTGGGCAAATATAATGTCAGTTAAAGGCGAGAAGTATAAGTCAATGAAGGCTATGAAGATGCACGAAAAGAAAGAGCCTATGGCTATGAAGATAAAAGAATATGGTAAGAAGGCTGCTGTTAAAAAGACTATTAAGAAAATGGGCAAGAAGAAGTAATGAAAAAGCCTAGCAAGAAGCAAGCCAAAGTTGGCAAGGTTATGAAGGAATTTAAGTCTGGCACTCTTCACTCAGGTAAGGGTGGCAAAATAGTAAAGAACCCTAAGCAAGCAATTGCTATCGCTCTTAGCGAAGCAAAGATGAGTAAGAAGAAAGGTAAGTAAATGGCAATAGTAAATATCAGTGGTCTAAAGAAGCGCACAATGGCAAAAGACCATAAGGCAGTTGCACCTATCCATAAGCCAGCGAGCAAGCCAAAGCACGCTCCAGCAAATGTTCAAAAGCCAGGAGTCGGTGGATACTCTTATTCAAAGACATCAACACCAAAGCAAGACAAGGCATACAATACAAAGCAGATGTAAGTAGGGATAATTATGACAGCAGCGTGGACACGTAAAGAAGGTAAGAATCCCAAGGGAGGCTTGAACGCCAAGGGCAGAGCATCTTATAAAGGTGGCACTTTGAAGGCACCAGTTAAGAGTGGCGACAACCCGCGTAGAGCCTCCTTCTTAGCCCGTATGGGCGGTATGCCAGGACCTGAACGCAAGCCTAATGGTGAGCCAACAAGGTTGCTTCTATCGCTTAATGCTTGGGGTGCTAGTTCAAAGGCTGATGCTAAGAAAAAGGCAGCAGCAATATCTAAGAGAAATAAGGGTAAGTAATGAAGAAGAAAGCATTTTGGGATAAGAAGAATCCTAATAAGAAATCAACACCACTTACTCCTGCACAAAAGACTAAGGCTAAGGCAATGGCTAAGAAGGCTGGACGACCTTATCCAAATCTTGTAGACAACGCAGCAGCCAAAAGAAAATAACAAAGGTGGGGACAATGCAAGAAACAGTAGCAATCGCTTGGTGCGATAACGGTATGGTAGATGGTAAGTTTATGCAAGGTGTTACAGATGTATTACTTAAGTCAGGTATTACATTTAGCACTTCTCTGCGAAGCCAAGGCAACCAGATAGCAAGACAACGACAAACAGTAATTGAATACTGGTATGACAAGACTGATTACGAATGGCTACTATGGGTAGACTCAGATGTAGTAATCAGCCCAGATACATTCAAGTTACTATGGGATAACAAAGACGCTAAAGAACGACCAATGGTTACTGGTGTTTACTTCACCACAGATAACCCTGAAGAACCTTTAATGGTTCCAATGCCTACTGTATTTAGTTTTACTAATGATGGTGAAGGCGGATTTGGATTAGCAAGAGTTCATCCACTTCCAGAGAACAAATTGATGAAGGTTGATGCAGCAGGTATGGGATATATCTTGATGCACCGCAGTGTGGTTGAGAAGGTCCGCGCTGTAGCTCCAGAGGGGCAGATGTTTATGGAGATGGGCAGAGGCACTAAGTTCATAGGTGAAGATATATTCTTCTTCGCCCTATGCGATAAGGCTGAAGTTCCACTCTACTGCCATACGGCAGCCACTGCTCCACATATGAAACGCTTTTCATTAGATGAGCACTATTACAAAGCATTCTTTGGGAAGCCTAAAGAAGAATCAAATTTAATATTACCAAAAAATCACAGAAAGAAGTAACCAATGGCACTAGGCAAAGCAGGTAGCAGTCTTACAGCAGAACTAAATAGGCTTGCTGGGATTACTGATATAACAAAATTCCTTGACGAACAAGGTGCTGCTAACGCCTGGGCTTCAACCACTGGTATGCCAACCGTAGGTGCTCTAAACATTAAAGCATCATCATCTAGGACAAGAGATAAATTCAAAGACCTAGATGGCATCTGTAATGAACTTGCTGGAACTACGGGCTTGGCAGCCCCTGCAGCCTTAAGGAGCATCAACGCGTGACAACTACACTGACAGATATTATCAATGAAGTTCAACTTAACCTTTCAGGTTATACCTTTAATCAGGATAGAGCGACTTATCTTCGCACTGCTGTTACTGGAACAACATCAAGTAGTGCAAGTCCTACTGTTCTTGACCTTGGTTCTACTGACAACGTAGGTAAAGGTGTAATTGAAATTGAAGAAGAATTAATGTGGGTTGATTCATTTGACCGTATTTCTAACACTGCAACCATTTCCCCTTTTGGTAGAGGTTATTTAGGAACTACTGCTGCTACTCACGCCGTAGACCTTAAGGTTACTATCTCTCCAACATTTCCACGTTATGTAGTTAAGAAAGCAATTAACGATGCAATTAATGCTACAGGTTCTACTATCTTTGCTGTTAAGTCTACAACATTTACATTTAATCCAGCCGTAACAACTTATAACATTTATAATGGTTACAAAATTCAAAACGTATTAAGCATTATGTGGCAATCAGTTGGTCCATCACAAGAATGGATTCCTGTTCGCCGCTGGTCTTGGGACTCAGCAGCAAATACCACAGCATTTAGTGCTAATGCTCAGACAATAAGTATTGGTGATGCCATTACTCCTGGAAGAACTGTTAAAATTATTTATGCTACAGACCCAAATGCTTTTACAACTAACTCTCAAGATTTTTCAGAACAGACTGGACTTCCAGATTCTTGCAAAGATGTAATTGTTCTTGGTGCTTCTTATCGTTTACTTACTTATCTTGACCCTGCTCGTGCTGCTCAAGTTAGCCCACAGGCTGATGAAACAGATGCCAAGCGTCCATATGGTTCATCTCAAACTGCAACTAAACAACTTTATGCTCTTTATACTCAACGTCTAAATGAAGAAACCCAAAGACAACAACAGCAATATCCAATTCGCGTCCACTACAGCCGATAGGTAAATAAATGACAACTAGAAAATATTCCTCAAAAGCCCAGCAAACCACACTGAGTGCTCCAATCACTTCTACGGCTACAACAATGTCCGTAGTCAATGGTTCAGCAGTTATGGGTGGTAAGACACTTACTGGCACACAGACCTATACGGTGGTGATTGACCCTGATACAGCCCTTGAAGAGATTGTAAATGTTACCCTATATTCATCTGGTAACACACTAACAATTGCTAGAGGTATTGACTCATCATCTCCTGGCACTGGTTCGGCTCACTCTGCTGGAGCAGTAGTGCGACATATGGCTATCGGTAGAGATTACCAAGAAGCCAATGACCACATTGAAGCAAGTGCTGCAGTTCACGGTATATCAGGTTCCGTAGTGGGAACTACTGATACTCAGACTTTGACCAATAAGACCATTGTTGCTGGAAGCAACACTATTACTGGTATTACCTCAGCAATGATTACAGATGGAACTATTGTTAACACTGACATTAATGCTTCCGCTGCTATTGCTTATACTAAATTAAACCTTACTGGCTCTATTGTTTCTGCTGACATTGCTAATGACACTATTGTAGATGCAGATATTAATAGTGCTGCTGCAATTGCACGCACCAAAATTGCTGCTCCTACTGCTGATGTGTCTAATGGTGGCTATAAGTTAACTAACCTTGGAACACCAACTGTTTCAACTGACGCTTCAACTAAGGCTTATGTAGATACATCTATCTCTAACCTTATTGGTGGTGCTCCATCTACTCTTGATACCCTTGCAGAAATTGCTACTGCTCTTAACAACACAGCAAACTTCTCAGATACTGTAGTCCTTAAGACTGGCTCTACAATGTCTGGTGCTCTTGCAATGGGCAATAACAAAATTACAGGATTGGCTACACCTACAGTATCTACTGATGCTACAACTAAAGGCTATGTAGATGGCATAACAACTGCCCCTAGCAACCTAACTGGAGTTATAACATCCGTAGGTCCAGCAACATCTATTGCTTCTCAAACTGGAACTGGAACTAAATTTGTAGTAGATACAAGTCCAACTCTGGTTACTCCAATCCTTGGAACTGCAACAGCAACTAGCATCAATGGAACTACAATTCCATCTAACAAGACACTGGTTGTTACTAGTGACAAGTTATCTGTTCTTGCTGCTACAACTTCAACAGAACTTGCTGGAATTATCTCAGATGAAACTGGTTCAGGTTCCTTAGTATTTGGAACTAGCCCTGCCTTAACAACACCAACTATTACTAAAGCAGTAATGATTTCACCTCAAGAACGTATGACAGTATCTGCTACAGCAGCAACTGGAACTATTAACTTTGATGCCCTAACACAAGGTGTTCTTTATTACACAACTGCTGCATCTGCCAACTGGACATTGAATGTCCGTGGAAACTCAGGAACAACATTAAATACTGCGCTTGCTACTGGCGATGCTATCACAGTTTCATTCCTTGTGACCAATGGCGGAACAGCATACCGTCATACAGCACTAACTATTGATGGTAATGCACAGACTGTTCTTTGGTCTGGAGGTACAGCACCTGCTGCTGGCAATGCCTCAAGCGTTGATGCTTATTCATTTACAATTATTAAAACTGCTGGAACACCTACC